CGGTGTGTCAGCCGCGACACTACTAGAGGAAGAGAATTCTGCGATTGAACGTCTAACCACTTCTGACGCCAACCTTTCATCCCAAATGAGGGATGAACTGAAGGCGTTCATCAAACATCTCGTGCGAGATGTCGTCATCGACGACAAAGTCCAGAGGACTTTGCCATCCCCTAATGAAAAGGGATGTGTCGAAGCCTCCTCCCGAACCGGAGGGGCCTCGCATGTATTGCGAGACCCTAGGTGGAGAAGGAAGAAAGGGTTAGAAGAACTCAGGCAAGCCGCGTTCGAATTAGCAAATCCAGAGTATGCCATTGACGATGAAGTCAATGACTGGGCGTCTGTATCTACCGTTAGAAGCGGACTCAAAGGGTACATCAAGTTACTGTATGTCAAGAGGAAACGAAAGCAAAAGTTTGCTAAAGACGACTTGAACGCGAGACTCACGGACTTACCATACTCCAGATGGGTAGACAAGGCTCTCAAAAGAGAACCCGGGACAACCCAAGAGCTGGCTGCGCAGAGTTTGCCAATGCCAGTTACTGAAGCAATCTATGAGGGTGGTGACGAGGTCACAACCGCTAAGATGGTCAGCAGGAGGAAATGGGATGACTCTGTTGCAGAGGAACACTATTATCACACTGGCATAAGCCAATGCGACATTATTAAGTATGGTAGGGGTAAGCCAGGAGACCCAGGGCACATCGCTACTGAGGAAGAGTTACGAGAAATGGTCGGAAGACCATTAATCGATGCAACTCCCTCGCAGGCAGACTGTTTCCGTTATGCGCTAGCAGATAAGAAGGCTGTCGTACAAATGCTTCCAATTCGAACTCCCCAAGGGAAGGTTAGAATGGCAACAATGCACAACAGCTCAATGGTATGGGTGACGAGAGCAATCACCAAGGCAGTAATGCCCGTACTTAAGAAAGTAGGAGCTACCAAGGCTATGCTACGCAACCACACGGTTAAGCTATGCAACAAGAGACAGAAGGGCACAGATCTATACAGTGGTGACTACTCAAAGTCAACGGATCCAATTACAAATTCGACTTCCGAACTCGTTTTAACGGAGTTAGGTAAGCATATCCCAGTACCAAGTTGGTACAATCGGGCTGTAGCGAAGGTGTGCGTTCCAATGACGTTGCTAAAGAGTAAATCGCAGGGTGGAGCCGAAGTACCCATGATGACCACGTGTGGTGCATTCATGGGCCTAGGCCACGGTTGGGTAGTACTCAGCATCATCAATGCATGGAACGCGCACCGTGCTGGTGCGCCCGAGGGGAGCTTTGCCATCTGTGGAGATGACGTAATTGGACTCTGGACTAGAGAGACGATGGACCGGTTTGAGAGCGGAGCCATTGAAATCGGACTCAAAATGAACATCTCGAAGTCGTTCAGAGGACCCAGAGGGGTCTTCTGTGAACGACAGGTGAGGAAATCAAAGAGAGGCTTTCATGCAATGGCAAAGCCCTGCCTAAGGATCGCAGAAGCGTGTGGTGTTAACTCAGAGGCTAAGGGCGACATGTTTGGATGTGCTGATTCGTGCTCGAGAGCACTCTTCAACAAACAACCCAAACCTGTACGAGCCGCCCTGCTCAGGACAAGATCTCATTCCGC